GTTATATCAAATGGCACTCAATCTATTAAAAATGGTCTTGCTTCACAAACAGTTGCAGGAACCACTTCAGGAGCAGGTTTAGCATCTACAGTAATTACAGTTGGAGGAACACCAACTAATGACTCTGCGATAACAATAACAGATATGCTAGGCAATACTCTTCCTATAAGAATAGAAACAGGAAATGCTTTAGCACCTGCTCGAGATGCAGGAGGAGCCGGTACAGTTAAAGTAGGTGTTGAAGCTTTAAATGCAGCACAAACAGCTTCTAAAATAGAAGATGCTATTACTTTTGGTATTGGCGTTGGAGAAGGAGCTTTTCAAGATAGTGGTGCAGCAAATACAGTAACAGTGGTTGATAATGGTGATGGTACTATTACTTTAAGTAGTGTTTTAAAAGGTTCTGTTGATTTATTTGCCATTGCAGGTAATGCAGAAAACAATATTACAGAAGTTCAAACAGACGGAAGTAATGGCTCGCTTTCTACTATAACTTTAACTTTAACTGGTCAACCTGCTGTTAATAATGAATTTACTTTAAATTCAGTAGAAGAAACTACTAATGCAGCAACAGATTTACCTTTTAAATTTGTAGCTGAAGATGTAGCAGATCCAGGCTCATTAAATGGTACTGACGGTGGTGGTAAAATTCAAATTGAGATAGGCGCAACTGTTGATCTTACTTTGGCAAGAATACAAAGCGCAATTGAAGCTAGTAATGTAGGTGACAAATATACAGTTATAGTAGACACTGTAGCAGATTCTGTACTAATAAGAAGAACACAAACTCAAGGGTTTGTGCAAGATAGAAACTTTGTCTTTCAGTTAAACAATAATGTAACTGTAGTAGGTGATTTACCAAAGCAAGGTAGGTTTGGACCTTTAGAAATAGATTTCGCTGGAGGTGAAGGATTTAATTCTTCTCCTGTTATTAGAGGTATTTTAATGTCACCTCAAGGCGTAGTACCTTCTTTAGATGTTGAATCTGGCACAGCAAATTTTGACGATGCTGCTACCAGAACTGATTTATCTAATATTAGAGATATTGATGTTAGTAATAAAAACTTTGCTGCCACTGGTAATGTTAAAACTTCTCTTGCTGGTTATCAAATTGGAAGTGTTGATTTATCAAGTGGAGGAGATCAAGCATTTAAGCTCATTTTAAATGGTTTGAGTAATAAATTGGAGCCTGTTATTATTAATTGCTCTTTTGATCCTGACAGTAAAAATTATTTTGCTAAGGTTTTAAACACAGATCCAACTAAAATGAATGAAAGAGGGCATTATCTTTATGCACATTGGGATATTTATCCTAAAACTGCTAAGCCTTCAAATTTAGGTGTTGTTAATAATACTGGTGCACCTTTAAGTGGCACAGCTCCAGAAGATTCTCTCGTTGGCTTTTTATTAAAAACTTCTTCTAGAGATAGTGGAACTTCTTCTGAAAATTTTGAAGGTTTTGATCAAAGATTCCAAACTGCAAAAACTCCTTGGTTTGTTTCTCAATATTTCTCAGGTGGATCAAATACAAGTAGACAATTAAATAATGTGGGACTTGTTCTTTCAACAGGCGGAGCTAAGAAGCTATTTAGATTGCATGCTCTTGATGATGGTGTTATTGGTAATGATCAATTTAGAGTTTTAATTAGCGGAATTAGAAGTGGAAACAAAGGAAAATACGGATCGTTTAATCTTTCTTTAGAGCTATTTAGTGGAAATCCAGTTGAAGGTGATATTGTTGTATCTTGGCAAAATCTTAGCTTAGATCCTGAGAGTCCTAACTTTATTGCTAGAGTAATTGGTGATCAACATATGTATTATAATTTTGATGCTGATTCAAACAGACAAAGATTAGTTCTTGATGGAATTTATCCTGTAAGAAACGATTATGTTAGAGTTGAACTTGCTCAAGATTTGTTAGATGGAGACGTAAATGTTGAAGCACTTCCAGTAGGATTTAGAGGGCCAAGAAGACTTAAGACAAACGTTGCAAGTCTATTTACAGAGTTAGGAGATAACGGATCAGGAACCAATAAAGTTTTAAGTACAAATACATTTGATTCTGTTCAAGTTGCTCCTTTACCATTTGTTAAAAGTCTTTCTAGAGAGTTAATTCCTTCAACAACTTATGAAATTGATGACTCATTAGCTTGGGGAATTAAATTTGCCAAGAGAGAATTGGGAGATCAAAAATTTAATGAAAATTCTGAGTTAACATTTAATGAATCTTTAAAGAGCTGGGCATTATATTTTCCAGATGGCGTTTGCGATGAAGATAGTGGAACAGCTGATGCTTTCCAAAATAACTTCTTTTCTTTAGAAAAGATTGCTGTTAAAGAAGTAAGTGGAGAAATTGATTGGAATTCTGCAAAATATTCTAGAGATGGATCTTTGCCAAATGGATATCAAAGATTTGTTGATGCTTCAACTGATTTGACTACGTTAAATTCTAGATATCTGAAGTTGCGCAGTTTGTTCCAAGGTGGATTTGATGGGTTAAATATCTTTGACGAAGAAAAAGCTCTACAGACAAACACTGCGACACATCGTGAAGCTCAAGATGAAAGAAATGATGGTTCAACAACAGGTTCAACAATTTTAGGTTATAGAAAAGCGCTTGACGTTTTAACTGATAAGAGTGCTGTTGAATTCCAATTGCTTGCAGTCCCTGGTATTCGTGAGCCACAAGTTACAGATTATGCTGTAAAGGCTTGTGAAGATAGATTTGATGCTATGTTCTTAATGGATATTGAAGAAGTTGAACGAAGTGGTGAAGTTAAACTAAGTTCTTCAGTTCAAGCTCATGTTAGAAAAACAGTTGCTAGATTCGAAGCAAGAAATCTTGATTCATCATTTGCTGCTGCATATTTCCCTGACGTTTTAATTAGAAAACCATCAACAGGCGGACTTTTAGCAGTTCCACCTTCAGTTGTAATGTTAGGTGCAATGAGTAGAAATGATTTATTAGCTGATCCTTGGTTTGCTCCTGCTGGTTTAAATCGTGGTAGATTAGCTGCTCTTAATTCTAACCTTCAAATGAATCGTGATCTACTAGACGAATTATATGATGCAGATATTAATCCTATTTATGAGCCAGCTGGTAGACCTGGTGAGGTTTATGCATTCGGACAAAAGACTTTATTAAGAGATCAATCAGCTTTGGATCGTATTAACGTAAGAAGACTTTTGATCGATATCAGACGTAAAGTTAAAGGTGTTGCTGAATCATTGCTATTTGAGCCTAATAGAGCTTCTACACTTCAAAGATTCTCAGCTCTTGTTGAACCAATTATGCAAAACGTTCAACAAAGACAAGGTGTTGAGAGATATAAAGTTCAAATTGACACAGCAACTACAACGCAAAATGATATTGAAAATAATACTATCCGAGGCAAGGTTTACTTACAACCTACTAAGTCTGTAGAATTTATTTCACTTGATTTTGTTGTAACAAACTCAATTAACCAATAATTAAACTATAATTAAAATATAATAACTAGGAGATTTTTAAAATGGCAGAGACACTATCAGTCGCAGAAATGATTCCCAACAAGTTTGAGCCGAAGCGCAAAAACAGGTGGGTTTTCGCTATCGAAGGAATTGATGCTTTTCTTATGAAAACTGCAGCAAGACCAACTTATACTACTAACGAAACTACAGTTAACTGGATTAACTCAACAAGATACCTTGCAGGTAAAACCACTTTTGGTGATTTATCTGTAACATTACATGACCCAATTGCTCCTTCTGGCGCACAACAAGTTATGGAATGGGTGAGAACTCACTTCGAATCAGTATCAGGCCGTGCAGGTTATGCTGATTTCTACAAGAGAGATTGCCAAATCAAACTTCTTGATCCAGTTGGAACAGTTGTTGAACTTTGGGATGTTAAAGGATGCTTCCTTACTAACGTATCTTATGGAGACCTAGGATATGATGGAGATGATGCAGCAGAAATTTCTTTAACAATCAGATTTGATAACTGCGTACTTCAATATTAAAATTATTTTATTGTATTGCTCTTTAACGTTATATTTATATTTACTATATAACAAAAATAAGAGTAATATAATAAGATGACAAACTCAACAATTGTAATAACAGTCGATAACTCAAAAGATACAAGAAGGACTTTACTTGATCCAAACATACAAGTAGAAACTTTAAATGTTATAGGCACTTCAGAAAGAGGACCTGCATTTGTTCCAACAATTGTAGGTTCTTATAATGCTACGCTTGCAGATGATACACTAAATACTTTTCAAAACATATTCGGAAGTAATGTTATAGAATATAGTAATGGTAGTATAGCAGCAAATACATGGTTTAGAGGTGGCGGGCAACAATTATCTTTTACTAGAGTTTTAGGTATTGGTAATGGAGAAGCAGCGAACGAAACTACTGGTATAGTTCCTGAAAGTGGTTTTATCGTAGGAGAACAACCAATTAAATTTGGAATAACTCCTGATAAAAAATCTGACAGTAAGAGAGCAGTTGAAGCTTCTCAAGGAAATGTTCTAGGAAAAGGTAGAACTTTTTTTTATTGCAAAATGTATGATATAAGCACAGGAAATTTACAGTATACAGACTCTATTAACCCAGACTTTAATTTAATAAAACAGTTTGAAATAACTAGCGATTTAGAAAGTAATAATAAAATTTATTTTATTGACAAAATAATAATGTCAGCGCATGGTAATTATTTAACTTTAAATCCTTACGAAAGTAATGACGTAAGAACTTTAAATGGAGCCACATCAGAAACAATAATTGGTAATAGCAATAATAATTGGCATAGTCAAATTAACAACGAAAGTTTAAATGACAATTTAAAAACGAAAGAAGTTCATTCTACTTTAAGTTACGGAGCAGGAAATCTAATAGGCTCTTACGCTTCAATTTATAAACTCGATTTAGCAATTGATGATAATTCTAATCGTTTTTTTATAAATGGGCTTAAAAATGACGTTTATAATACTACTAAAAATACTATTTCAACAATAAACTTTGCATGGCATACTTTTGATTATGGCGGAATTTTTAATCCTGCAGTATCTAATGAAAATACTGCGAGTATGAATAGTGAATTTAAATTTTTATATGAAAAAGGTCATGTAGAATACGCAGATTTCAAAGCAAGCTTTTCATATAGTGTACTTAGTAATTTAAAAAGAGTACAGTTGTTATTACCTAGCAAATTAAGTCATAATACTTTTGATGTAGATAACTCTATCCCTAATTACGAAGATTTTCAATCAACGTATCAAACAGCAAAAACTCCTTGGATAGTTTCACAAAGATATACGGGAGTAGAAAAAGATGATAGAACCACGTTACATAAAGAAGTTAAAAAACTTTTTAGATTTCATAGTTTAGATGATGGAGAATCAGGAAATAGATTTAGAATTAGAATAAAGCCATTACAATTAGGAAAGATATTAAATGATCCAAGAGAAAAGCAAGACTTGTGGTCAAAATTTAATATATCAGTAAGTGAATATAATAAAAATAATAATTCTTTTGATCCTGTTATGGAATTACAAAATGTGGACTTGAATCCTGATTCTAAATCATATATTTGTAGATTAATTGGTACAAAACACACTTATTGGGACAAAGAATCTAATAAGATTGTTACAGAAGGATTATATCCTAATACAAATCAATTCTTAAGAATAGAAGTTCATCAAGATGTTGAAGATAAATTAATAAAACCTTTTTATATGCCTTGCGGATTTGTATCTTATCCACATATCAATATAAATATTGACAATATAAAAAATACAAGTAAAATACAAGATGTTCAAGATTCTATTTGGCAAGATGATGATGAGAAACCTTACAAATTAATTCAAAAGCCAGTTGATTATATTCTTAATTTAAATAGACAAGTTTATGACAGTCTCTGTGTAAAAGAAGAACTTTACTGGGGAGTACTTTTTACTAAAGCACGAGTAAATGTAACAAATATAGCTTCTAGGACAAATAATAGAGTTTTAGATTTACCAATAAGTATTACTAAAAAAAATAATACTGGAAATATTAGTATAGAAGAGAATAAAATAAATTTTATTCAATATAGTATTGAAGATGAAGAAAACGAATTTAGTTATAGAGGATGTTTTGAATATTCAAAATGGTTTCAGAATACAAGAAAAGATATAAATGTTTGGGCTCAAGATGACAATTATTGTAATGGATTATTCCATTTAGAAAAAATATTGTATTTTAAAAATGCAGAAAAAACACAAGAAAAATGGTTATATTCTTTTTACAGAAGAGACGGAAAAGAAATAAGTAAAAATGATTTAGAAATAGACGTAGATTTCTTGAATGAATATAGTTATGTTTTAATTGATGATGTTCTTAAAAGTGAAGACGGAGAAGATTCTTCTAATAGTGAATATCTTAAATTTGATTTTTTTACTTATGGAGGGTTTGATGGAACTAATTGTTTTGAATACGATAAAAAGATTTTAACAAATAGCGCAGTAATTAGAGAGCTTGAGAATGAAGACAGCAACGATTCTACAGTTGGTCCAACATATAAATCATATTCAAAGGCTATTGAACTTTCTGCTGAATATTCGAATACTCTGTGCGACATACTGGCAGTGCCGGGAATAACACATCCTGTAATATTAAAAGAAATTGTTGAAATATCAAAAGATAAGAAAAGTTTTATATCATTGCTTGATACTCCTGTTTTAAAAAGTAATGGTGAATATATAACTGATTATGTATTTAAAGAAATGTTTGGTCAAGTAGACTTGCAATTTAATGATCCTAACTCTGAACTAAATATTTCATTAGGCGATATAGGTTATGAAAAAGTAAATTTAGTACAAAATCCAAGCGAAGCAGTAACAGTACCTTCTTTAATTGCTGAAGGAACTGCTTCAAGTCTTAGCAAATATAATAGTTTAGGATTTGATACAAAGTACGTTATAGGGCTTCACAATGGTTTGATTTCTGAAAATGTAAGGCCAGATTTAACTTCTAAATTAGAATTATCACCTTCTATACTAGCTATAAATGCTCTAAGCAGAACAACTTTAAATCCTGTTTTGAATATTGACTTAAATAGCAATGAAGTAAATAATTTTGATGGTTTAGATTATAATTTTACTGAAACTTTGAATGACAATCTTATTAATGAAGGAAACAATAAAGCAAGTTTTTTAAGATTAAGTCAAGACTATAATTTAAATGTAGTTACAAAAGAAAATACTGGAGACAGCAAATTAAAGTTAAATTCAGCTAATACTAATCTTAATAATAGAAAATCTATGTTTAGATTAAGTCATAACGTTAGAATAATGAATGAAATTAAAAAGAGTATTAGAAATGCTCTATATGGAACTAGAGATAATTTAGCTAATAGTAAAGGTGAATTATTTAATTCAATGGTATCTGATAATGTTATTAGAAGTAGAGTTAAATTTATTATAGAAAGAATTTTAAATCTTTATAAAAAAAATAAAACAATTAGTGATTTTAGAGTAAATTTAGATTCAAAAAATAATATTTTACAAATAACAGAATCTAATAATTATACAATTAAAGGTAATGTATTAATATCTCTATACGGTTCTTTTGAAGAAGATAATTTATTAGAATTAGATCTTACTAAATTGCTTCAAACTGCCAGTACATTAACAGATACATTTAATACAGAAATAGTTATAAATAAGATATAAATTAAGGAGCTAATTGCATGAGCAATAATTTAAACAATCCTATCAATCCAGAATCATTAGGCAATAGCCCAATTCAGTCATCTAACGTAGCTAAAGATGATTTTGGACTAGAATTAGCAGCTGAAGCTGTTCCTTTACCTTCTAGAGGCGCTATTTATTCTCAAGATAGCAATTTAATGGGAAAAGAAGTTTTAGAAATTAAGCCAATGACAGCTAAAGAAGAAGATATTCTAACTTCTAGAGCTTATATTAAAAGTGGAACAGTATTAAGTAAACTAATGAAGAGTTGTTTAATAGACAAAAGTATAAATCCTGATGATTTAATTAGTGGAGATAGAAATGCTTTGATGGTTGCAGTTAGAGTAACTGGATATGGAGCTGACTATGATGTAGAAATTGATTGTCCAGAATGCGGAGCAAAAAATAAAGAAACTTTTGATTTGTCTCAACTAAAAATCAAAAGACTAGAAATTGATCCTGTTGAATACGGTCAAAATCTATTTGAAGTAGAATTACCTGTAACTAAAAAAGTAGTAAGAGTTAAATTCTTAACAGGCAAAGATGAGCGTGACATGATGATAACTTCTGAAAGGAAAAAGAAAAGCGGGTTTAAAGGCGAAACTTCAATTACAGATAGATTAGTTAGATCAATAGTATCAGTTAATGGAATTACAGACAAAAATAAGATTAATTTCTTTGTTAAAAATATTCCAGCTAGAGATTCACTTGCTCTTAGAAGATTTTTAGACAAAAACGAGCCTGGAGTTGACATGAAAGGCTGGTTAACTTGTAGCTCTTGTCACGAAGAAAGTGAGGTAAGACTGCCTATGGGAGCCTCATTTTTTTGGCCTGACACCGAATAATATAGATTATGTTTTTGAACAAATATTTATATTAATAAAACATTTAGGCTTCGGGTATTACGATGCTTATAATCTTCCTGTTTATAAAAGAGAGTGGTTTATAGGAAGAATAACAAAATATTTTAATGATGAAAGAGAAGCTCAAGACGAGCATGTCAAAAAACAAAAGAAAAGTTTTTAGTTAAACATATATATTTATAGCATATTTAAATTATAATATCAAAAAAAGGTGTAAATATGCTCAATGAAACAAAATTACATAAAATTTCAGCAAAACTAATACTTGAAAAAAATAATAATATTGATAAACATATTTTTTTTGAAAACAACTTTATAAATAAAGCTTTTATAGAATTATTAAAAGAGTCAATTAATTCATATGGGCTTATAGAAAAAAAGTCATGTATCCATAAAATAACAGAAAGTCTAGACAAAAAAAGAGACTTAACTGTAAAATTTAAAAACTTAACAGGTATAGACTGGAGTCTTTAAATGTCTGATCAAGTTTCTGATGAACCTTTAGGAAACAGTCTAGGTCAAGCAGGATTATTCTCTAATACTCTTTTTGAGCAAATGTATGACTTATCTACTAATCTTGTAAACAGTACAAGTACTACTCAAAGTTTAGTAGATACAATGACAGAGCTAAAAAGTGTCCTAGAACAAAAAATGTCAAAAACAATGACAGGTTTAAATGAATCTTTTAATTCTAGCACTTATATTAAACAAATGAATGCTACAGCAGATCTTTTTGGCAAAAAAAAACAAGAACCTTCTATAGTTAATAATATAACAAACGTAGTTAACAATTATTACAACAGCAAAGTAAGAAATACTAATGTCGCAAAGACAGAATCAAAAAAAGGAGTAAAAGGAAGCGGTGGTTATATAGCAGGTACTCCTGGCGTTGATAAAATACCTGCAATGCTTACAAATGGAGAGTATGTTATAAATGCAGAATCTGCAAGAAGGCTTGGACCAGAGTTTTTAACAGCTATGAATAGCTACGGAAAAAAAGGTTTCTATAGAGGCGGGCCTATTAGAAGGAAAGGAGGAGGTATTGCTGGTATTGTTAATATGTTAGTAGGAATACCAACAAAACTTGCTGGCGCTTTAGGCGGGGGTGCTTTAAACGCTCTTTTACAAAAATCATTAGACTTATTTGGTTGGTCTGTAGGAAAATTCAATTCAGGCGTCATGTTGTTTATTAAATCTATACCAAAGTTAATAGCAGCACCTTACATGTTAGGCTTAAAGTTTGTAAAAATGTTTGCAACTGTAGGTAATAAAATAATAGAAGAAAGAAACAATATTAGGCAAACTCTTTCTGACATGAGAGATACAGCTTCTATGTTTTCTTTTGATACAGGAGAAAAGAAAACAAATCCGCAAGGTGTAAATAGATTTATGAAAGGTGACTTAAGAAGACTTTTTTTAGCTGTTGATTCAACTCTTGTTAATACTTTTGGTAGAGGTGATGAAGGTTTAACTACTGGTTTAACTTCAACTAAAGAAAACATAGCAGGTATGGGAGATTATATGGAAACAGTAGGGAAAGGTATATTTGGAGACCCTAAAAAGATGGTTGCTTTACATAGAGCTGTAGGTTCTTTAGGACTAGAATCAGAAGATATATTTATAAATGCGCAGCAAGCTTCAAAAGATCAAGAGTCAATATTTGCTAGACTTCATAAGGTATTGAAACTAAACAAAAAAGTAGCAAAAGAAATGGGTGTAGATGAAAAAAGACTTGCTTTAAGATTTAATGCATTGAAAAAAGATATTACTAATTTTGGCGGAATGTCTGATCAGGCATTGATGAACGTTGCTGCAAGAATGAACAAACTTAAAGTTTCAACAGAAGATGCTTTAGGTGTATTTAACAAATTTACAGATTTTGAATCTGCAGCAAAATCTGCATCGATGCTTTCACAAGCTTTTGGTATGAATGTTGATGCTCTTAAACTAATAAAAGCAGAAGATCCTATGGAAATAATAGAGCACATGAGAGATGCTTTCTTAGAAACAGGTAGATCTTTTGATAAAATGACAAGATTTGAAAGAGGACTTCTTGAAAGAGAAACAGGTATTTCTTCTAAGACTTTAAAGAGTATTATGCAATATAGAAAAATGGGTTACTCTATGGAAGAAGCTAAAAGAAGAGCAAACAAAGGACCTGAAGACAAACAAATAAAAGCTTTAACTAAATTAACAGAAGCAATGTCTTCTTTTAAAGAAACTATAAATACTCTTGTTTTTGACTCTCCTCTTGACGCTATGTCAACAATGCTATCAGAAAACATAAGAGTTTCAGAAGATGGAACAGGTACTTTTGGACAAATATCTAAGGTATTTACTGATATTGGTTTGTCTGTAGGGAAATTAGATTTAACTAATTTAAAAACAATATTTGATGTTTTCATGAAACCTTTTATTAAGGATGCACAACATGATGTACTAGTATTAGGAAAAATATTTAAAAAAACTACTACTATCTTAGAAGAACTTTTGGCGCCTAAAGACAAAAGAAAACAAAACATTAATGCTTATATACGAAAAAACTTTAAAAAAGATGGAAAAGAAATGATCGAAGCATATAATAAAGGAATGAAAAATGCTTCAAAAAAGAATGATCCAAAATTTAAAAAGTACATTAAAGCTAGAAGACAATATTATTCAAGTAAAGTAAAAGAAATTTTTAACATAGCATTTGGCAATGATAAAGATGGGCTGCAGTTAGGAAAGTCTATAGGTGAATTAGGTCTAAAAGCAGTTGGTATAGCTGTTAGAACAATTGGAGGTGGACAAGATATTGTTTTTGGTTATATTAATAATGCGTTAGAAGAGTTAAGGAGTTATATAAGAGGAGACAAAGATTTAAATAGTTTAAAGACTTTAAGGAAAATAACAAATTTCATTGAAAAAAAATTAGACATAGAAAAAGGCGAATTATTTGATATAGGCACAAGTTTTGTAGGGAACGTAGGTAAAACTGGAGTAAGTATTTTTTCTACTGCTTGGACAGTAGCGTCAGAAGGTATAAAAGAACTTATTAGACAGTTTCAAGACCCAAATTCTTTTCTTTCTTTAGAAGTTATTCCAATGATGGAACCTGTTGCAAATGCTTTTGGAGACTTACTTTATAGAGCAATGTTAAAAGCACTTTTAATGTTAGATGATACATTAGGAGGATTTTTACAAAATTGGGTTCCTAATTTTGAAAGAACAGAAATAAAAGATAAACAAATTGCTCAAAGTATTTTTGCTAGAAGCTTTTTGTTAGAAGGGCCTAAAGGTCCAGAAGGAAAAATACAGGGATTTGAAGATTATCTTTCAAGCCCTGTATTACAAGATGTAGAAAGATCTAAAAGATCTGCTACTTTAGCTAGATCTTCAAACGCAATAAAATTAAAATTTAAAAAAGAAATGGAAAAAAATACTGATAGAATTGAAACAAAAGAAAGAAAAATTAAACAACTTGAAACAAAGTTAAAAAGTAAAGCTTTGACTGCTAGCGGGAAAGCAAGCCTAGAAGCACAAAAAAAATCAATTGAAGATCAAATGCAAGATTTAAGAAACATTAATGTAAAATATCAACAAGCTTCGAATTTAGCAAGCCAGATAAGAAATAAAAAAGCGTCACACGATAATAATAACAAGCTTTTACAACAGATAAGATTTCTTTTATTAGACGATAGAGACAGATTTTCAGATACACTTGTGCCGAAAGGCATGAAAAAAATAAAGGCTCAAATTAAACAAGCACAACAAAAAACTGTTACTCAACAAAAAGCAGCACAACAAAAACAAACATTAATTACTCCAAGATCTGGTTATAGACCTACTGTTACACAAAAAGTAATGGAAGAAGTATTATTTCATCCTAGATATTCTGAAATATTAGCTGACTTTAAAACATTAAATAAAAGTGTATCTTCTTTTTCAAGCAATAAAGATTATGAGAAATATGTTGTAAAAGAATTTAAACAAATACAAAAAAAATATAAATTATTAAGTAGAAATGTAGGATATGAAGAGTTAAAAGATGCACGTTTAGTACAAGGACCAGGGTCTGGTGTAGCTGCCGTAGCAATGAAAAAGATTAATAAAGGGTTACAGTTTTTTGGCGTAAAGCCAATGTCAAATAAACTAGCAGATCCAGAATTTGGCCCTGTAATGGAAACCTATAGAAAAAAAGGGGGGAAAGGAACTATGCCTAAAGAAAGATTAAAAAAGCTTCTTAATTATTCTCGTAATCAAATTTTTGGATCATTTCAATCTTACATTTTGGAATCAATTAAAAGTATTTTATCAAATCAGCCTTTTAATGCTGAATATACTGAACAACAATTAAAAGGTATGGGTACAAGATTAAATACATTAATGAGTTCATTAGTTAGAAAAGATTCTTTAGAGCTTGAAAACGGTGCTGAAGCTAAAATTCAAAAATTTATGAAAGAAGAAATTGTAAGAGCATATAATGAAGACCCGAATAAGACAGACAAAATAACTCTCGAAGGCACGAATAAAAGTATTTTTAAAAATCTTATTGACAATATAGCAGGAGTAAGCAAAAAATTTAAAAGTTATGATAAAAATTATAGAAATTTAATGCAGTTATCTGGATTAGTTCCTTATATGGAAGGTGGTAGAAAATATGATTTATATGGAGGTTCTAACACAGATTATAATGAAGGAACTCAAAAGTTAGGAAAAATACCAATAGAAAATAGAGTAATTGAATTATTAAAAATATTAAGAAGTACTATTTATAAAGAAGGAGCTGTAAAGGGAATCGATTCACCAGGTGGTGCTTTTATGAAACAAGTCTTAGAAAAAAATCAAACTATTTTGTTTAACGATCCTATTGTGCGAAAACCTGTAGCTAAACCTAAAAAGCCTGCAAAAGTTAAGGCTGCAAAAAAGACTAAACCTAATACTAAACCTGCAAGAAAGCCGCCTAAAAAAATGAGTGGTTCTCTTAATCCTACTTTAGATACAGCAACTGCAAGTTTAGGAGATGTTAATGTATTAGTACAAATAGGAAATACAGCGCTTGATGGAGTAATTTCTATAGTAAACAGAAGTCCATCTGTTAGAAATGTTATAAACAGATCAGCTTCACAATATTTACAAAATCCATATGAAAATAATGTTGGTTAAAAAAAAACAAATGAATAAAATTGATTTAAAAAAAGAAATAAATAAAAAGATAGATTCAAGTGGTATAAATTATTATTTAGGTTATTTAATGCATAAAGCTACTGGTTTAGATAAAGATAAGTGTTTAAACCTTACTAATAAAATAATCGAAAGCAAATTAAATGAAGCAGGAAAAGACTTTGTTGATATATCTAATAGTAAACATAAGTTAAGTGAATTATCAAACGAGGACCTACTTAAAGATAACGATAAGATTATTAAAGGATAAAAATTATGGGCGAATTATCTGCAAAATATAAATTATCTGAAAAAGGTGAAGTAATAACAGTAAAATATGATGAAAATAATTCGCCTACAGTAGAGTCTGATGAAATTAAATTATCTACTAAAGCTACTAAAAAAAGATTTTTAGATTTTCAAAAAAAAGAGTTAGAATATAATGAAGAAAGTGAAACTATATTTTCTTTCATGTCAGCAATAAAAAATGGCAATGAAGAAGTTTCTCCTTTAAGTGCTGATAAAGAAAGTAGATATAATATAACACCTAAATATAGATTAGACTTTAACAATATATTTGCAGAAGACATATATGCTTCTGAAATGGAAATGCTTAGTGGTATAAATCTATCAGAAGGTTTAGGGGGCTCAGTAAATTCAAACATTATTGAATTTAATCAAAAAATATTTTCTGTATTTGAATTTATTGCAGAATCTATTATTGAAATAATTGCTGCTGAAGCAATATTTACTGCAAACGAACTAATAGCTTTTGCAGCAGGAAATAATTTTGAAACAGGAGTAGAAGAAAGTTTTCATCATTCTTTTGGTGAATGGGGAACAATTGACGTAACTTACTTATCTAAGTTTTTATTTAGACATTGCAATTATCCTAATAACAAAACAAGAGCAGTATTTGATATAGATGAAAGAATATCAGCTTTCATTGTAGGGTTTGAAGGATTTATTAATACAGAAAGACTTGTTGATTTTGAAAAAATATTTAAGAACAGAAATAAAAACTTAATAAATAGAGAAGTAAAAGATACATATGGCTTAGTTTCTTCTGTTCCTACTTTAAACATTTCTGGATTGCTGGGTGCATCAATAAGTTATTTAGCAGATACAATAGGTTCTCTTACTACTTCTGGAATGAAGCAATTTTACTTGTTAAAAAGAAAATTTGCTCATCAAAGTCATTGGAGATCACAAGAGCTCCATAAAGCTAAAAGCGATGAAAATGACAACAGATTAGAAAATAATTTTGATTACCAAATGACTAGATTGTCTTTGTACAGATTTAAGTTTATTGCAGAAAGAATGCATGTAGGTTTAAAACTAATCAAATATTATCAACAAAGTGCTACTTATGATTCTCATGAAATAAAAGAAAATGGCTTAAATAGATTAGCACTTAGTAAAAGTGGAGTAAAAGATGAAAACATCCAAATTGGTTCTTCAAGAGACATTACTTTTGATGAATCATATAAGGAACACTTTAAATATATGTGGGAAGGAACAAATTCAGGAAGTGATAGATCACAGTCTACAAGATTGAGAGCCTTACCACAATTATTTTTAATGTCAAATGACTTTATTAAGAGTCAAATTGACGATGGAGAATTTTTAACTCCTGACAAGTCTGTTATGCAAAATTTTGCAGTATCTACTGGTTTAAGCGGAGAGCCAAAAAGATTAAGCGGAGATTTAGTTAAAAGAATAGAAAAACATTTAGATAATGAGTATATGCCATTTTACTTGCATGATTTAAGAACAAATGAAATAATAAGTTTTCATGCATTTTTAGATAACATATCTGATAGCTTTAGTACAGAATATACTCCTCACTTCGGTTTTGGTAGAGCTGAAGAAATAAAACATTATCAAAAAACAACTAGATCAATTAACTTTAGTTTTACAGTTGCTGCTACTTCAAAAGACGATCACGATTTAATGTGGTTTCAAATAAATAAAATAGTAGCAATGTGTTATCCACAGTGGACTAAAGGAACTGCTAAGCCTGATCTTGCTGATGAAACTATTGCTTTTTCTCAAATGCCTGCTTCTTCACCTATGATTAGATTAAGAATAGGTGATATTATTAAATCAAATTATTCTCAAAAAGTATATTCTAGAATAGAAAATATTCAATACAAAAATAATGAGTTTCATATTAACGGAAAGAAACCTGAAAAAGATACAGTCATT